TAGATGCTGTTGTTAATGCAGGAATGGAAACACTGTATCAACAAGGTCTTATGAAAACAGGCGTAAGAGATGAGTTTTCTTGGGGGTCAGTAGGAATTGCTGCAGTAGGTTCTATAGTTATGGGTGGTGTACAAGCTGGCGTAATCTTAAAAAGAGGTTCATCAGGTATACAAGCTCCTACGACAGCACTACCAGAGCCAGATGCTTCTGGTTTTATGTCTGATTTAACTGAAGGTATTGCTAAGTATACGAATCAGACTGAAGTTAAAATAACTGACAGTTGGGATATTAAAGTTGCTAAAGGTAATAAGATAGATT